CACAGAAAAAAACCAATACAGCAACTACAGCAGCAGCTAAAGCAGCAGCAGCTAAAGCCGTAGCAAAAGCTAAAGCAGATAAAGCAGCAGCCATAGCAAAAGCTAAAGCAGATAAAGCAGCAGCAGCTAATAGAGAAAAAGGTGCAGCAGCATCTAGAGCAGCAGCAGCTAAAGCAGCTAAAGATAAAAAGGCAGCAGCGATTAGCTCAGCTGGAAGAGGCGGATCATCTGCAGGCAAAGGTGCTGGAAACAAACAAGGACAAACTCCTGGCGGTCCAGGCAAAGGCAGACAAAGTAGTCGTGGTAACACAGGTAGTCGAGGTCCAGGTGGCAGAGGCGGTCGAGGCGGAGGCGGAGGCCAAGGCGGTGGTTCTGGAGGTTGCTTTGTAGCTAACACTTTAGTTGAAATGCTAGACGGTTCTGAGAAACGCATCATAGACATTAATGTTGGTGAGCATACTAAAGGTGGTATTGTAGAAGCTAAGATGGAATTTATTCCACAAAGTATATACAACTATAAAGATGTTAAAGTATCTGGTTCACATTTAGTAATAGAAGATGGCAAGTTTGTTAAGGTAGAAGATAGTAAGCATGGAGTTCTAACTAATAATGTAGAGAGTGTGTACTGTTTTGAAACATCAGCAAATAGAATATGGGTTAAAGGCATTGAGTTTGGAGATTACCTAACAGGTTCCGATGAACAATGGCAGCCACATATAGATGTTATGCTAGATACTATTAATAAACAAATCCAGGCTGTTGCTAACTAATGACAATGCCGTTTTCTGAACTAACTGATCTGCTTAATAAAAGATCAAAAGAGCAGACTAAAGCTAGAAGAGAACGATTTAAAGACAGAGTTAAAAAAAAGCAAGCATGGCAAAAAGCAAAAGCACAGTAAACAAAGCAGGCAACTATACTAAACCTACCAAGAGAAAGCAAATCTTTAATCGTATTAAAGCTCAAGCATCTCATGGTACAGGTGCAGGACAGTGGTCTGCCCGTAAGGCACAGGCTTTAGCTAAAGCATATAAAAAAGCTGGTGGCGGATATAAGTAATGGCTCTTGCAAAAAGTCAAAGAAGTTTAAAGTCTTGGGGTAAACAGGATTGGCGAACTAAGTCAGGAAAGAAATCTTCTGTAACTGGTGAACGTTATCTACCTGCAAAAGCAATCAAGGCATTATCTTCTTCTGAATATGCAGCCACTACAAAAGCCAAAAGAAAAGCAAAGGCAAAAGGTAAACAAGTTGCAAAGCAGCCAAAAACCATAGCCAAGAAAGTAAAGCAATATAGGAAGATAACGTAATGGCTAAGTCACCTGCATGGACTAGAAAAGAAGGCAAGAGTCCCGAAGGGGGACTAAATGCTAAAGGTCGTGCAAGTTATAATAAAGGCAAAACCAAAACGGGAAAGAAACGTAACCTTAAAGCTCCAAGTAAAGTTAAAGGTAATAAAAGACGAGCATCATTCTGTGCTAGAATGAAAGGCATGAAGAAAAAATTAACATCAAAAAAAACAGCAAATGATCCTAACTCTAGGATTAATAAATCATTAAGAGCATGGAATTGCTAAAGGAGATAATATGAAAAAAATAATGTGGATTAAAGATAAAGTTATGGCTATGCCTAAACATAAACAAATTGCTTTGGCTATTTGTGTTGTAGCTATAGTTATTGTTGTATGCTTCTAGACAAAAAAGAAACAACAGAGTTAACAGAAAAACAACAAGAGTTTCTCTCTGCTTTATTTGGTGAAGCCCAAGGTGATCCAAGAACTGCAGCAGAGATTGCAGGCTATGCTCCCACCTCATATCCGAAAGTGGTGCAAGGTTTAAAAAACCAAATCATAGAACGTGCCGAAACGGTATTAGCAGCTCACTCACCGAAAGCTGCCTTAAGCATAGCCAACGCAATAGACGATGATGGCTCTATACCAGGAGCAAGTATTAGAATGGAAGCAGCTAAACAAGTGTTAGATAGAGTAGGTTTAGTTAAAAGAGAAAAATTAGATATTAATGCCAAAGTAGCCCATGGTATTTTTATACTGCCAGCCAAAGAAGCATAATGAAAAATATAGTATACAAGATATTTATTTGGTCAGGAAAAATACATAGTTGGTCGTGGACAATGTTATATGGGAAACGAAACAATGAGTCTAGGTCATAGAAAAAGAATTGCAAGAACTGTTCCATTTGGATACAAAGTAAGTGAACAAGACGATAAGTTATTAGAGCCGATCCAAGAGGAACTCGAAGCTATAGAACAAGCAAAACAATATATTAAAAGTTGTTCCTATCGAGAAGTTGCTGGATGGATGGAAAAGAAAACAGGCAGATATATATCTGCACCAGGTTTAAGAAAGGTATTATCAAGAAGTGAATGATATACCACCACCTAAACCTAAACATAAAAAGGTTATAGCCAAAGCTAAACGATCAGCTAAAGCTAGCATTAGTGATATAGCTAAACAAGTACAGAAAGCTAAAGATGATTATCATAATGCCCAAAAGAAATTAAAGAATAAAAAAGAAGCTATTAAAAAAATTGATGGTGTACTAGAAAACAAACAAAATATAATTGTAGAAGATGATCTAGACATCTTACCACCAAACGTAAAAAAAGTAGTAGAAGAACAAGAAGTTATATTTGAACCAAACAGTGGACCTCAAACACAATTCTTAGCTGCATCTGAACGAGAGGTATTTTATGGTGGTGCAAGGGGTGGTGGTAAATCATATGCAATGCTTATTGATCCACTACGTTATTGTGATAAACAAAAACATAGATGTCTATTGCTTAGACGTTCTATGCCAGAGTTAAGAGATTTAATTAATCACTCACAACAACTATACCCTAAAGCGTATCCTGGTGCTAAATGGAGAGAGCAAGAAAAAGAATGGAGATTTCCATCAGGAGCAAAAATAGAATTTGGATATGCTGAAAATACTACTGACGTACTTAGATATCAAGGTCAATCTTACACCTGGATTGGAGTGGATGAACTTCCCCAATATCCTAATGCAGATATCTACAACTTTTTAAGATCATCTCTTAGATCTGTAGATCCTGAGATACCAGTATTTATGAGAGCTACAGGGAATCCAGGGAACATAGGTTCAGGCTGGGTAAAAGAAATGTTTGTTGATCCTGCTGTTCCTAATACAAGATTTGATATTGAGATACAAACACCAGTAGGTGTAAGAAAAATAACTAGAAGATTTATACCCGCTAAGTTACAAGATAATCCATACTTGATGCAAACAGAGGATTATTATATTATGCTAGCCTCTTTACCAGAGGTACAAAGGAAGCAATTCTTAGATGGTGATTGGAGTGCATATGAAGATGCTGCATTTCCTGAGTTTAATAAGGTAAATCATGTTGTAGAACCATTTGATATACCTAGTAATTGGCATAAGTTTAGAGCATGTGACTGGGGTTACTCTTCTCCTGCTTGTGTACTCTGGTTCGCTATAGACTTTGACGATAACTTGTATGTCTATAGAGAACTATATACAAAAAAAGTAGTAGCAGATATATTTGCTAATCAAGTTTTAAATTTAGAATACAATGAGTATATTAGATACGGTGTTCTAGATTCAAGTACATGGGCACGAAGAGGTGATGTCGGTCCAAGTATTGCAGAGACAATGATCAATGCAGGATGCAGATGGCGACCATCTGATAGATCACCAAGAAGTCGTATAAATGGTAAACTAGAAATACACAAAAGGTTATCAGTTAGAGATACTAATGATGGAGATAAACCATCTCTATTTATTTTTAATAACTGTATTAACTTAATACGAACACTACCTCTACTACCGTGTGATAAAAACAATCCAGAGGATGTTGATACTCACACAGAAGACCACGCATATGATGCGTTAAGATACGGATGTATGTCTCGCCCCATTAATCCCCATGGTCATGGTTACTCATCATTTAATAATGGAAGTAACTATACACCATCTGATAAAATGTTTGGATATTAAATGGAATTAGACAATAAAAAATTAAGAGTTGGATTTCAAGATCTAACTATTAAAGTAGAAAATCCTGATTTTAAAAAGGATAACTTAACAGATTGTTATGGACAGTATTTACAAAGAGAAAATGCTATTCAAATCAATGCAGGTTTAGAAACTCATGATTTACTAAATACAGTAATACATGAAATTTTTCATTCTTGCGTATACGTTAGTGGACTAACCCAAAAAGATAATCCACTTGCAGACGATGAAAAGGAAGAGACTGTAGTTAATAACTTAGCCAATACCTTTCATGTTGTTATAAGAGACAACCCATGGCTTCTTAAATTTATGCAAGAAGCTGTAAACAAAACAAAAACTAAGGAGAAATAAATGCCAAATATAATGCAAAAATATAAACAAGGCGATCTTGATGAGACTACTACTAGCTTAGAAAGACCTGCTAACAATATGCCTGCTGTTGAAGAAGGTGGAAAAAACGAAGATGCATCTAAAGTAAAAACTAATATGGTCGATGGAAAAATATTTTCTATGGCTGACGAACGAGACTACTAAAATAGTTAGGAAACTTAATGGCTAAGATAGATCTATCCGATGACGAAGTTGTAGGAGTAGAAGAACAAGGTAAAGATGATTCTGTTAGAAATGATTTTTCTAGTCTAGAAGGTGTCATTAAGTCTCGTTTTTTAAAAGCAGAAGATGCTAGGTACTTTGATGAAAGTAGATGGCTAACAGCATACAGAAACTATAGAGGAATCTATGGTGCTGATATGTCTTTTACAGAAAGAGAAAAGTCTAGAGTCTTTGTTAAAATAACTAAAACAAAAGTTCTAGCAGCGTTTGGTCAATTGATTGAAGTACTATTTTCAAGTGGTGGCTTTCCAATTGGTGTAGATCATACACCCATACCTGATGGTATAGCAGAATTTGCTAGAGTAAAAGGTGAAGACGAAGAAGAAAAGCCATTACAAAGAGATGAAAGTAATATAGTAGATCTATATGGTTTTCCTGGTGATGGTAAAGAAATTGCAGCAGGAACAACTACAGCTGATTTATTGCGTGGATTATCAAAAGATTATGAAGGTATAGACTTTGCAGAAGGTCCATCACCTGATTCTCCTAATACTCCACATATTGAGCCAGCACGAGAGGCTGCTGCTAATTTACAAAAGCTAATAAACGATCAATTAGATGAAACATCAGCTATAACAGTACTAAGACATGTTCTATTTGAGATGGTATTACTGGGTACTGGAGTACTAAATGGACCATTTACAGATGAAAAAGTCTTACATAGCTGGGATAAAGATGAAGAAACTGAAGAACAAGTATATAATCCTAAACTTAAAACAGTACCTAAGTTAGAAGCTGTAAGTATATGGGATTTTTATCCTGATCCAGATGCTACTAATGTAGATGATTGTGATTATGTAATACAAAGGCATTCTTTTAATAGAGGACAGTTAAGGGGATTAGCTAAAAGACCATTCTTTAGACCTGATGCTATATCAGAATGTTTAAAAATGGGTGCTAACTATGAAGTAAGAGGTTTTGAAACTTCATTACTTGATAGAGAAAATGTAGATGATCTTCAAAAAAATAGATTTGAAGTATATGAATACTGGGGCACAATGGATAAAGAACTTGCTGAAGAAGCAGGTCTTGAGTTTAGCTCAGAACTAGAAGCATTAGATGAAATACAGATTAATGCATGGATATGTAATGGAAAATTATTAAGATTAGTATTAAATCCATTTACTCCTGATAGAATACCCTATCATATTTGTCCTTATGAAATAAATCCGTATCAATTTTTTGGTGTGGGTATACCAGAAAATATGGAAGATGCACAAATGGTAATGAATGGTCATGCAAGAATGGCTATTGATAACTTAGCATTAGCTGGTAATTTAGTATTTGATATAGATGAAACCCAATTGGTACCAGGTCAAGACATGTCTATATATCCTGGTAAAATATTTAGAAGACAGTCTGGAGTAACAGGAACTGCAATTAACGGCATTAAGTTTCCAAGCACAGCAACAGAAAATTTACAAATGTTTGATAAGTTTAGACAGTTAGCAGATGAATCTACAGGTATACCTTCGTACTCTCATGGTGCAACTGGAGTACAATCAACAACAAGAACTGCAGCAGGTATGTCCATGCTTATGGGTGCAGCTGCATTAAGTATTAAAACAGTAGTAAAAAATATAGATGATTATTTATTAAGGCCCCTTGGTGAATCTTTATTTGCATGGAATATGCAATTTAATAACAGCATGGAATCAATAAAAGGCGACTTACAAATTAAAGCAATGGGAACATCTTCGTTAATGCAGAAAGAAGTTAGATCACAAAGACTAATGACATTTATGCAAACTGCGAACAATCCTAATATTGCACCATTTGTAAGATGGCATTCAGTACTTAAAGAAATTGCTAAATCGTTAGATATTGATCCAGATCAATTAATCAATGATCCAGAGAATGCACAAATTTTTGCTAAAATAATGGGGATGACAAATGGAAATCAACAAACTACAGGCCCTGGTGAACAACCACCAGGCATGGGTCCTGCTGGAGGAGTACCTCCAGGAGCAAATCCAGCAGACGCAACGGGAGCTGGAGGTGGCAACATCGGAGCTGGAAGTGTACCGCAGCCAGGGGAAGATCAGTTCGCTGCGCAAGCTGCTGTGCCTCAAGGATCAAATCAAAACCAACAAGGATAATAAGAGTAGAGGATATTTTAAATCAAAATGACAGTACAAGCTAACCCACCATTACCAGATCCAGTAACAGGCAGAATGCCTGCATACTCACAAGTAATGCAACAAAATAGTAATGGCCAGTGGGTTATTATGTACGATGTACAAAACGTACAGACTACTTCTACAACAGGAACTATAGCTCCTTTACCTGGACCAGGAGTACCTTCTGTTCCAGATATAGAAACTCCTATAACAACATTCCCAGAACCAGGAGATCCAGAAATAATATACCCAGAACCTACTCCTTTTCCTATAGATCCCGCACCTGTTCCAGTAGATCCTGGACCTGTGTTTGGAGGCGGTGGCCGTGATAATAGAGATAATACGGGACCAACAGGACCAGGAGCAGTGTCAATAGGTGGTGGTTGGTTTGATGGAGAAACAGGACAGCCATATGGACCAATTGCAACCGCAGCATATAATTCACTTACAGCTGGCATACCTGGAATGGGTGTGCTGAGTGTAGCAACAAAAGTTGCAGGGGTAGCAATTAGATCAAATATGCCTGACGCACTTGCACAAATGTCAGATGAAGCTAGATCAGTTGCGTTTAACAGTACAATAGGACAAAAAGAGTTAAATGCAATGACTGTGGCAGAACGTAGTAAATTAAAAAAATCTATTCAGGCTAAAATGAAAACTAGAAAGAAAGGTTTAAACGTAGGCTTTGATGTACATCCAAATTATTCTTATGATGAAAATCAACGTAATATGAGAGATGTTTCTGGTGAAGTAGATTTAGATAAACCTGCTGGTACTGATAGTAACTATGGTCAAGGAAAAGGTGCCCCTCCAGGTACAACAGGTCCAGGCGGAACTGTTGGTGGAGGCTCTCAACCACAAGGACCATTCGGTAGAACTGGAGGCAGTAGTACATCTGGAGGCAGTAGTACATCTGGTGGACAAGGGCAAAGTCCTGGAGGTCCAGGTAAAGGTCGTGATGGTGGCGGTGGATCAGGTGGATCAGGAGGTTCAGGTGGATCAGGAGGTTCAGGTGGATGTTTTGTTAAGGGCACTACAATTCAAATGGCTGACGGCACTACAAAAGAAATTACAACTATTAAAGTTGGTGAAGATACTAGAGGTGGTATTGT